ATGGGTACGGTCACTAAGCGACAAACAAAAGACGGTACAACTCGGTATAGAGCTCAGGTCCGTGTACAACGTCAAGGCTATCCTGAATTCAAGCAATCCAAGACTTTCAGCAAGAAATCACTAGCTGAGGATTGGATTAAACGCACAGAAGCAGAAATTGAATTGCACCCTGAAAAAATGTTGAACCCTGAGGTGCAACTTAAGCACAAAACTCTGAGAGAATTCATCAATCAGTATTTAGATGAAGCGGACAGCTTTGCTCGAACTAAAACAGCAGCTCTACAGCATATCGCTAGTTTAGATATTTCTGAAAAGAATATCTATTCCTTAACACGACAAGACTTTTCCGATTACGCAATTATGCGCCGTAGAGGTGATCCAGTTAGAGGTACCGACGGCGTTGCACCAGCCACAGTGTTAAAGGACCTTAGTCATATTAAAGCTGTGATCGTGCATGCTGAATTTGTTTGGGGTGAGCCTTTAGAAAATGTCTTAGTCGAGTTTGAAAAAGCCATGATCGGTTTGCAAAAGTCTCGTATCGTGACCAGATCCAAACAGCGTGATCGTTTGCCTACGGCTGAAGAACTTCAAATGCTGACCAACTATTTCTATAAAAGTTGGAAGCGTGTCAAAAACTCTACCCCCATGCACCTGATCATGTGGTTTGCTGTATACACCGCACGTCGAGAAGACGAATTGTGCTCATTGCGCCTGGATGACTTTGACGACCTGAATAGCCAATGGCTCGTGCGAGATGCTAAGAATCCAAACGGATCTTTGGGCAATCATAAATATGCTCACATGGAACCAAGGGCCATCCATATGATTGATGAGTTCATGAAGCCAGATGTCCGTGAACGTATGCTTGCCTTAGGTTATGACAAAAACATTTTAATACCGGTGAATACTGCAACTGTTTCGACTTATTTCACTCGGGCGTGTAATGCATGCGGTATCACTGACTTAAGATTCCATGACTTGCGCCATGAAGCTGCTACTCGCTATGCAGAAGATGGTTTTACCATTCCTCAGTTACAGACTATTACTCTACATGAGTCCTGGAATACCTTAAAACGGTATGTGAACTTAAAAAAACGTGGTACGCGATTGGAATTTGAAGAGGCAATTCGCATTGCAGAGGATAACTATAATAGTTATTACAAGGAATGGAGCAAGAAACAGCGCTACATGGCATTGGTTGATAAAAATGATGCTTTTGAAAATGACGGCGTAATTAATGTTGATTTTGATTTCATCAAAAAGCATTTAGATGTATTTATTGAAATCCACCAGAACAATAAATACTTTAAACGCCTGCATGTGAATAAGCTGAATAGCAATAATCCATTTGCTTGGGATAATCATAATAATCGTTTTGTGGCTGATGATATTCAATTAGCCTGGGAAGATTGGTTTATTGAGAATGGCAAAGTAGACTGGGAAGAGCTACCTGAAGGAAGTACGCATTTTGCGGTTAAAGACCTTGCGATCGTGAAGAAATTAAAGACACGTATTTATGTGTGGGAGCCATCTATTCAAGGCTGGATGGACAGTTTCGGGCAGTATCTGATTGATGATAGGCACATTGCAAAATTTTAAATAATTTTCTTATTAGGGCAATGAATACTATTGAGGATATTGTTCTGGGTGAGTATAAAACAATATTGGAACACGACGATTTATAAAGAGAAATATGTTTATGAAAAAATTTGATGGCAATATTAAAAATATACCGGTATTAACGGATGAAAAGCTAACCCAGCAATTAATCCCTGCTCGCTTTATTCCCGAAAAGCCAGAAGAACTTAAAGATAAGAATGTAGTTTATATTTTTGATAGTTCTGATTCATTCAATCTGACTTATGATGAATTAGTAGAGATTGTGAGTAAGGCGAGAAAGGCCGGTCCTAGAGCAGTACCAGTATTAGGAACTATAGGATAAATTAAAAGCCCTCACTTAGAGGGCTTTTGTTTTTGTGTCTCTTTCCAAAGATCTACAATACTTTTATGCTTGAAGTGACATTGCGCAAGCTTACGACGATCATCAACCATAAGTGTCAGCACTTCATCACCACGACCTGTTTTTAGATCTTGAGATTCACCACATGGAGCAGCAAGATTAGCTGGTAGATCAGGGAGGCTTTGCACTACCACTACCGTTTTTGGCTTCATTAGCGAGTTGCACCCCGCCAGCATTAAAACAGATAGACTGGTAAAGAGTGTCAGCAATGACGGTCTGTAATTTACGGTTAAGTGCTTCAGTGACTTTTTCGTGTTCAATTCTGAATGTTTCATAGTTTATTCCCGCTGCATTAATCGCAACTAAAATGTCTTGCATGGATTCATTTTGCTTGTTCTGAATAGCGACTAATGCATCAATGTGTTCTTGCTTTGCTTTAGATAGCTCAAGCTGAAATTTTGGCTCTGCTGCATCAAATTTGAATTTGTAGTACGCACCCCATGTGAGTGCTGCCAATAAAAAAACCGCCATTACGATAATGACGGCTTCGTGAAATTTAGCGATTAAGGCTTTTATCATATGGCCACCCGATTGGTTATCCAGCCAAAAAAGAACTGTTCCTGACTTGGATTGCGCTCAGTGATTTCGATGTAGCGTTGGCCTTGCAAAATATTTAATACTTTAAGTAAAGTCCTTTCACCTTCTTTTCCACGTTTGGCCAAAAAGGTTTTAAGCACGCCGAGTGTTGCTGGACCATATACACCATCTACTGCTAAATCTGGCCAGCCGCCTTTACCTTGATTATTTAAAAGGTTTAAAGCTCGCTGCAAAGTAGGTCGAGCAAAACCAACGCCGCAGTTCACGCCTGTATCCAATAGCTCTTCAGCAACCAGTGGGCTAATCGCATTCACCTGGTTAAAACGCGGCTGTATCCAGTATTGCTTGCGGTAGATGTCTTTAGCTAATGATAGTGGTAGGTCCTTCATATGGCCCTTATAACCATTTTGACGTGCTACAGCTTCGGTAATACCGTACTTTGTCGCACCACCTCGATCCGCAGGAATATCTACATATCCGCCTTCGCGCTTAATCAGATCATTTAGAAATTGATCAATATTCACTTTCTCCACTCCTCTTTAAATTCTCGAAAAATATCTAAAATAGTCTTACCTTCACGTTGCTCAATTAGATTGAAGGTCCAACGGACCATGGCCCAACCAGGTAAACCACAGGCGAAAAAAAAGCCCCCTAGGGCTATCATTCCCCACACATCAGTAACCCACTGATGGAGAGACCATTTCACGATAATGAATGCACCACCGGCCAAGCTTGATACGACTGTGCAGATGAGTCCTGTTACCCATTCTTGTGGGGATCTTGGCAATCGCATCATTAAAACGACTGTTGCAACGAGTAAAATTGATAATGCTGTAATAACCAGCATTCCATAGAATTTTATAAATGCGGCAATACCGCTAGAGACAGGCTCCACATACTTCCCCTAATTTTTGGCAATAAAAAAACCGCTAATGCGGCCAATTCAATTTTTACATTTAAAGTATTAAAGCTTGTTTCCACATCTGATCTACTTCATCATCTGACCAGCCTAATAGATCACACATATATTTAACTGCAGGACTTAATCGTTCAAAATCATCAGATGATGAGTATTCAATTTGCATGCGACGTTTTTCAACCGGATCTTCAATCGCTTCAATTGCATTTTCAACATCATCTAACAATTTCATATCAAGTAAATAAAGCTGAAATTTGCGCTTTGACAGGTTTGGTAACTGTGAACGTTCATACTCTTTAATTTCTTGTTCAGTTCTAAGATCCACCCATGCCTGACCGTCCCATGTATCATGAAATACAGATTCCCTCGGCGCTTCATGCTTCATGATTTCTAAATCGGTCATAAGTCGATACTTATCCAAGTCCAACCATTCTCCAACGATCACATCATCTTCATAATAACGAATTTCGGATAAATCATTTTTGATATATTTTTGCATTATCTTAGCTCCCACCAATGATGAAGTAGATTGTTGTTATGTCCGCCCCAATAAATCATATATGAAACACCTGGCGGTACTGGAAAAGAGAATGGCCAATAGCAGCCAGCCGGCAAGTCCCACCCCGATGAAAAAGATACATTACCAATGCGCATTCCATATCCACCTCCATTCGTATCATGAATTGCAACATTGACATGTATCGTTCTACCTGTTGTGTTTGTGTATAACGTATTTGAATTTCGTTGACCTGCAACGTTCTGCCAAGTCTGACCATCTTCGCCCAATGCAGGCTTATCTACAGACCTCCAGCCTGACCAATTATTGCCACCATCCCAGCTTTGTCTAGTTGCAATAGATCCATTCGCAGAATCATTATGCGCGTAGTAAGTCTGATTAATAACTTCATATTGAGCCACTACGATCATAACTCCAAAGCCATAAAGCCCTGTAATCGATGCAATCTCAGAAGCATCATTGACTAAATAGTGTCCAGTCGCGCGGGCGAAATGTGCATCGTTGTTATTTTTTATTTGGCCTCTGAAAATAGACGGTGCTTCAGCAGCAGAACCGCTGTAGTGTCCATTCGGATCGATAGTCGCGACAAGGCTGGGGTTTTCATCTGACGGGCCTTTGTTCCAGAAAGCGAATCCACCGCCCCCATTGCCTCTATTGTTAATGAAATCGGTCCTTCCTAGTCCTTCCTGGAGATTCCACGACATGTATGCCCCTTGCTCAACAGGATTGCTATTGAAAGGAACTTTAGAAGCATCTTTCACGACAATATCTTGCGAACCATCAAAAAGCACATCATTAATTTTGCGTGCATTTTTTAGTTTAGTTGCTGTCGCAGCATTTCCTGTTTTATCAAGCTTATTATCCTGCAGTAACTTGGCCTGTTTTGCAGATACAGGACGTTTAGCATCATTAGTCGTTAAGTTATCAACAACATCTGATTTAGGCATGAAATCAGCATCAATAATTTCATTGATTTTCGTAGTCAATGTATTGAACAGCCAATTAAACCACTGTCGAGCTGGTTTTCTATTCACGATAAAGCCAACTTCAAGATCCAATTGACCTGTGTCTTTTTGGCCTGTTTTGGCAAACTCTGTTAATTTTTCAATAGCCATATTAGCCCTCAATAATTAATTCAACGCCGGAAGGCAATGGGAAGAACATGCGTACAAGAATCTTGTCAGTATCAGTCATTCGCGGTGCCTGATTAATATATGTCACTGACATATCATTGTTATCAATCACTTTGAACTGATCATGATTCAATACCAGACTCAAAATCTGCTTGGTTTCTTCTATATTTCCAGTGCTATGATTCTTTAAAATTTTTGCTTGTATAAGTCGCCTTAAAAATTCACCTTTTGGCACCAACCCACCAGTTCCAGATTGACCAGACTCACGAAAATAACCACCTATCTCTGGGTCGTCTAATTCACCAAAAGTTAGAGAGTTTTCCTGATCCTCGAAACCAAAATAAGCCAGTTGGGCAGCACCCGGAATAATCAACGGCGTACCTGTCCAGTGAGCCAAAATATTCAGATATGGATCTTCAGCCGTTTCTACATCAAACTTACTGTTTAAGTTCTTTAAAAAATTAAAGCAGTCTGTCATAGGCTGAGAGACTGCTTTGATCATCGCAATGTACTTTTCTTTATGCCTATGCTGGCTAGTGATCAAGCGAACATAGTCATCAACCTTTTTATCATGCACTTGTCACCTCGATAGCAATCTGACTAGGGTCACAAAAGGCAACGCAGCCAAAAGGAAGTGTGTAATCACCTATAATATCTACCCCATCCACCTGAATGGTGATGTTTTCAATTTCATAAGTCTTGCTTTGTGCGGCACCATACAAGTTTGCAGGCCCATAGAGCTTGTTTAATAGAATCTTGTCACCGATATCCAATTCATTCACATAGCTTGCTAAATTTTCTGCAATAGAATCTGCCGTATCAGCACTATATGACTCAATTGTAGTGATTTGCATATGAAAACTAATATTCTTAATATCAGGGCGATAGAAAGACACTTCACACGGATCACCGTAGCTATTCATGATTGTGACACTTGTATTGCCATACCATGCACATCCCATAGATTTCTTGATATGCATAATATTCGCAATTTCTTGACCATCTCCACCAGATACTACAATGCAAACTGATTTAGGTGGCAATCCGTTGTCATCAGTAGTATTCGTCTTATTTTCGAAAGTTTTACAACGTGTCACATTATCCAAAGCTAGTAGACTTCCACGTATAGCTTCTGTCTGAGACATGGAAGCATTAGCTGTAGACAATGCCTGCCTCTGACGTAAGCGAGCATTGTTTTCAATGTCTTGGCCCATTGATGAAGTATTCGCATTTGATACAGATGACCAGCCACGTGTAGGAGTCAATATCTTGGTTACGCTGCCCGCCGTTGCAAATACAGCACCGGCTTTTTCTGAGCGGGCCGTAACTGTAATTTCTCCAAAAGGTGGAATCGTAATCAGTGCAGGTAAAATCCACTTGTTGTTATTGGTATCACCTACACTACCGTTTTTGATTGCTGTACCTGGTGAGCCTATTAAAGTGACATCGACAGTTGAATAGGTTGGCAACGCTCTCTTGATGCCGTTGATTTTGACATTGCGTGTTAAAGCATCTGTGCCAGCTGTCTTGGGACTAAATGAGTTATAGGTTTGAATACACATCCCATTCACTTGGCTAAACTGCAGTGCAAGAATCCCAAGCCACTGACCATCCAGACTGTCGTTTTCCAGATAAACATCATCGCCATAGATGCTTCGATATTTGCCTTTTAACCAAGCAAGAATCTGATCATAGGTGGGCGCATGAATGCCGCTATCATCAATCGTCGGTGCAAGTGTTGTTAATTCCACTCATATGCTCCTGTTAAATCTGTCTGCCCATAGACGGTGTCTACATTCATAATTACTGTTAGCTTTCGTGTGTTTGGCTCAAGCTGACTCTGAAACCCTTGAATACCAAGAACTCCCCTGGTCTCTAATACACGCAGCCTTAAAGTGAGTTCATACAAGTTTTGAGAATGCTTACCCAAGATAGCTTGTGACCACCCTGTACCATCTGTGACGTCACCAAACCATTCACCCACCCATAGCTTTAAACGCGTATCAATCGCCTGGGCTACGGCGTCAATGTTGTCGATATGAAAGTTATTCAGACCACTCCCGAAGGTGTAATCACCATTTTCATCTTGCTTTCTATAGCGCATAAAAAAAGACGCTTTCGCGCCCCTCAAATAGATTTGGATAATTATTTAGGTACCTGAGTATCACTGCTGCCAGATTGAATACCGCCATGTTTATGGCTGAATAAACTAATAGTTTTCGCTAGCACATCAGAAAGCGATTTAATGATGCCATCCACCATAAGTGTGCTCTTCATTTCCACAGGATGATGAAACACTGACTTGGTACCATGAAAATGAATCTCTCCATCCGGTGTAATCTGAATTTTGCAGGTATTAGCATCATTGCGAATCTCAAGATCGGTAGTTGAAATATTCGAGATTTTCTTTGCCTGTGACTGAGGCCGGAAGAATGCAAAGCCATCTGACAGGTCGTGTTTCCGAGTATCAAAAGGCTCTTGTATACCGCCGGATTGCCACCACAGATCAATATTTCTGTCTGCAAAATTTACTAAGCATTCATCCCCCTTCTTAATAGGATGGGTGATAGTGAATCCGCCAGCACAAGGAAACATCACTGGCACATCAAGCAGCATCGGCAGTTCTACGGTTTCAATCTCGCCGTCTGGTAAATGCACAGGAATCTTAATCAATGGCTGCACATTCACAGTCACCGTTGCACTATTATATTCCACTACTTCGCAAGGTAACGCCGTCCAGAGATTTGCAAGAGCAGCATTTACCGCCTCTTTGATAATCTGTAGTTGTGTGGGTGAGCGCTCGTTAAGTGTTAGGGCCATTGCTCTCTCCACTAGTATTCGGTGGGCGCCAATCATCATCTACGGCGTTAATCGTAATACCAGTTTTTGGTACGATGCCTTTGATCGCGGTACATACCAGATGCGTGTACCATTCGTCACCGCGAGTATCACCGCTATGCTCAATCGCCTGAATCACGAATACCCCTTTTGCTGCTTCTATACCTTTTGGGTTTTTGAATACTTGATCAGGCCCGCCTGTCGTCCAAGATATGTCATAGGCTTCGGTCTGTAAATTAGTCATATCAACCTGCACACGCCCCTTTCGCTTCAGCTTTGGGTTGAGCAAGCATTTGACGATCAAGCCTTCACTTGTGAGTTGCGGCATGCCGACCATACCGGTTTTCGGAGTCAGAACTTGTACAGGTTCAACTGAATATCTCAAGGTGTTAATTGAGCTAATCACATCGTCTGCGTAGTCAAACTCGACATTATTCTCTTTACCAAACTGCTGAATGCTATCGTGAAGTGACCCAAAAAATACTCTGCCGCGTGGGTATTGCTGTTCACTGATATTGGTTATTTCGCCAGTCACCAGACCATATTTATTGGTTTCACTCACAAGGATATTGCTGACATCATTTTTTGATGTGCCAGCAGGTATAGATTGATTAACCAACGCATCATTTTGAATAGCATCTCCGGAAATGGCCAGTACGCACAACCAAGTATCAGTAGGATTATCTCGACCACGGCGGTACTGAAATACCCGACCTTTAAACACAACAGATAATTCGGATCCGTAACCACACTCTAAAATGACTTGAGTATTTATTTTCTGACTGTCCACCCCTGCTAACAGGTTCATGGTACTGGCTGACAGGTTATAGATATAAATTTCAGCAGCTTTAGGCTGCTCAGATGTGGCCTGCCCTACAGTGAATACAATTTTAAATTGAGATAAATCCAACGCCTTAGGCTCATTCGCATCAATCTGGATCGTGAGCTTACAGTTACGTTTCCACTGTAATGTCATGGCTAATCCTCGTAGTAGAGTTTAATTTTTGAACCAAGACTATCGAATGTGGCCAGCTCATCAGGATTTGAGTTGGTAACATACAGACTATATGGAATGATGTGCTTATATTGCTCAAGCAAATCGACACCCGGACAAATTAAAAGCCCTGTGATTAAGGGCTTTTCTGATGTATCCAAGATATCTAAATACCATTCATTCACACGGTAGATCAGCCGTAATTTGTAGATATTCTTACCTAAGGTCACATTAAACTTTTGATTCCCTGCTCGTAGCGGGATTTCATAAATTGCCATAGATCACCCGAATAACGCCTTTACCGCTGCGTCTTTAACATCGTTTAGTAATGAAGTATTTTCTACAGGTTTTGGCTGCACTGTCCCGCCGTCGGATACGCCCGATGTTTCTGCTGGATTGGCCTGATTCTCGACCAGCACCTCGGTTTCAGAAGTTTGGGCAAGGTTGATCTTCTTGAAGGTTAGGTCAATCATCAGTACGTTTTCAGTCTGCAGATCCGTACTGCAGCTAAGTGACTTAATTAGCATGTTGGTGTACAAGCGTTTGCCAGTAGAGACAACCAACGGCACAGCTGAGTCCTGCAACTGCAACAATGTCTGGTAGACAATATTCAGGCTGGTATTGCCACTTAGGAATGAATCACCCACCAGGCCATTCAGCTTGCCAGCACTCTCAGACCAGCCAACCTTCATCGATACTTCCGGTGCCTCTTTGTAAGCATGGTCATTAATCGGTGCACCAACCTCGGTAGGATGCTCAGTAATCTTCAGCTCATCCTTATGCTTTTCTTCTACAGTGACGTCAGCAAACAATCCCATAATGGTACGGCCACGGCCAGACAGCATGAGCGATCCGACCTTTTCAGCCAGAGGATTTGATAAACCGCCTAAGGCGGATGTAATGAGTTGGTTCATGATTCACCTTATTGGGGATAATAAAAAACCGCCCAAAGGCGGTTTGTATAAGGAAATATAGCTATTAGTTATTTATTTTTTGAGCTTCATTTAAAAGTCTACCTATTTTTTCTCCAGTGCTTGGAGAACCTAACAAGACTTTTATATTCTCTCTAAATGTATTTTCATCCCCTGCTGTTAACTGGTTGCCTTCCACATAAATTGTGCAAGGAAAACCTTCTGAGCCTAAAAATAACATTGTTAATTCTTCGGATTTATTTTCATTGGAAGTTAGTTGAACAAATAAGACCTGATTTAGAGGCTTAGTTTTATTATATTGCGGAGTTGACATTTTGACAGCAAAAGAATGTACAACATCGATCTGACTAACTTTTTGTACTAAAGTTAAAGACTTATTAGAGAATTCTTCAATGTCATCTTTAGCTTCCTTAATTACATCAAAGATCTTCGCAAGGTTATCCTTTTTAACATCAGCCGCACTAATTCCTGCCTTAATGGCTTCCAAAAAGTTACTCATATTATTTTTCTCCCAACGACAGCTGAAATCGGTAAATGGTCAGATACCTTGCTAGATATACTTAATAATTTGTCAATACTAAGAATGTTGACATATTCATCTTTAAATATCCAATTTCCTTTCAAGAAAGAGGATGAAAATATAATTTGATCAAGTACTAGTTTTCTATGAAATCTTCCAGAGGAGTAAAAGTAAGTTCCCATATTATTAGCCTCATAAGGCTCAGAACTTTCAATTAAAAACTTCCAACAAGGGTTATAAAATACTGCAGGTTTAGCCAAAACAATATCCTTGTCTCTTGATGTTTGAAGATTATGTACTATTGCATCTTCGTAGGGTTCAACATTGTAATCACCCATTAAAATTATATTTTCAACACTCTCCATTTGCATCTCAATATCTATTCTACAACGTTCAGATATGGATCCGGTATTTAGGTAATTATCCTTTAATTTACTAGGCCAATGGCTTAAATACACCACCAAATCACTATTAAAAGGTTCAGATAATTGGAAATAGAACTTTGTTGCAATCTTTAGCTGATTTGTCCCAGAGTCGAAAGCTAAATACTTTGTATTTTCACCTAATACAGGAACTAATAAATGTTCTTTTTTATGGATAATACAAGTATCGAAATAACTTCTATTTAACTTTTTAGCACCTTTAACAATTGAATAACCTAGAGAAGATAAACTTAATTTATTGTCTATGAAATCTATATCCTCATCACATACTTCCCCCAAACAAATAAAGTCATAATGAAGGAATATCAATATTTCTATGGCTGAACAAACATTATTTAAACTTTCATTATTAGCTTTTCCTCTCTTTGATTTTAAAGGAGGAGATAAACTTGTGTTCCACCAAACAAAAGATAGATATGCCTGTTCCATGCGGATATGAGTTGGTAATTTAGACACCTTGCATATTACTTACTCAAACTTTATAAAGGAAGAAATAATTCTCGGTTAAATTTATGAAAAAACTACTCCTTTTAGCTATAGCTACAACTTTTAGTGCCGGGGCTTGGGCTAACCAAACATACGACTACTGCAACTCTGTAGATATGAATGAACTGGATAATGTTGAGCGCTCAGAATGTTCTGGTGTACTTAAATCCACTCATCAAAAAACAATGAATCATCTGTTCCAAAAGATTATTTCTAGTAAATCTATTGATCTACAAGATAAAAAAATCATCCAAGAATCACAAAAAGCTTTTATTAACTATAAAGATAAACAGTGCTCATTATTCACAAATAACGGTGCATCTGCAGAGGGTTTAATTAACAAGGAATTCTGTGAAGCTGGATTGATTGAACAACGTAATCAAATTTTAGAAACAATGTCTGACTAACCAATAAGACTTTTAGCTCCTCTTGCCATTATTGTCATCTCATTTTCCTGCTGACGTTTAACGACGTTGGCAGTTTCAACTGGTGAACTTGCACCGTTAATCACCATATCAGTTTTATAACTCTGATTGATCGTCACATTGGATGATGTCATGTTCGAGCTGTTGACCTGTGGCTTATGGGGATTGCCTGACGGTGGAGCGGTATTTTTGATATTGGATATGCCTGTATTTTTAACAGTGGTGCTTTTTACTGGTACAACCCACTTTAATGCACCCTCTCCAAATCTTGCATAATCAGATGTTCTTGTTCCATTACCATCTTTGCTATCAATACCATTGGCATACCACTTACGAGCATTACCGGCGCCCTTGAGGTGAGCAGCCATAGCAAATCCCATCATTTTCTTTGCATTGTTCCCATGAACACCTTTCCCATATTTCAAATTAGCCTCAACAAGCTTTCTAAAAGAGATATCTTGCATTTCATGGCTATTTTTATAGGTATTCCAGTCACCAATAAGCCAATTTGACTTATCCGCAAGGAATGCTCGATGGGCTTTGGCATTGGAACCGTTTTTCACACCCTTTGATGCTTTCTTCAACTTCTTCCTGTCAATAAATCCAACCTCAGCCAGTGCAGAGGCACCAAACTGATATTTACCTGTGTAACCCCATTTATTTACCACATCGGTTTTACCAGACTTATTCTCACGGAACATGACTCGATTCGCGAAAGCTAAGGTTTGTGCTGGAGTGAATCCCTTGATTACACCACCCTTAAATTCTGTCATAGCATTTTTAAAGGGCTTAGAGGTGGTTGATATTGTTTCCTTAACCGTTTGATCTACGGCCTTCGCCACGCCAACAGCCAAACCTTTTGCAGTAACAGCAGGCTTACCCTCATTAGCAGCTACGGCGTTTTGAGCTTCTTTATTGCCAAGAAATGCCAAGGTTTTCGCCGTAGTCTCACCAACCTTATCAAGAGCCTTCGCACCTTGCTCCGTTTCTGCAATCTTGTCGTGTAGACTTTTACTTGCTACTTCTGCTACCTCTTTAATAGCGCCGGCTGGATCAGTGAGGACCTTCTGAACAAAGCTAACCACCTTGTCTTTGACTTGGTCCAAGATCTCCAAGAAATCTTTAATCTTGCCAATGATGGTATCAATGCCATTCGTCCACTTTGACCAGTCAAAGAGCGACTTACCACCTTCTTTCCAGGTCTTGTAGTCATCGTATAGCAAGGCTAATGCAGCCGCTAAAGCAAGGATGATTCCGATTGGTGATGCAAGGAAAGCCAGCCGGAATAACTTAAGTAGACCAATAAAGCTTTTAAGCATTGGGATGAACTTAAAGATCATTCCAAAGACTTTAAAGAATCCGCCAAATACTACGGCGAGCATGGCAAAGCGCAAGCCTACAGCTAAGCCCTCCTTGATCTGAGGATTCAACTGGCTGAATGCGGAAATACCCATCTGCAACATTTGATTCAGCAAGCGCAAGATTGGTATAAGCGCCTTACCCGCCTGCATCACAATGACCTGGAATCCTGTCTTGGTCATCATGGTTAGATCGCGGTACTCAGTCATGAACTCATTGCCAGATTTGGCAAGGTCATCATTCATACCAAGTTCTTTTTGTATCTTCTGGTATTTATCCATGTTCGATACAAACTTGCCGTCACGCATGGCCATCAAGGTATTTTGATCAATACCGAGTGAGCTTGCGTAGGCATTGGCCTGATATGCCGGCATTTTAGATAGCACGCCGCTCAGGTCTTTCATGACCTCCACACGGTCACGCATTGCGCCGTTTGCATCTTTGGTTTGTACACCAAGGCTATTGATCATTCCTTCATAGCCTGGTGAATTACGCATTTTCTCGGCAAGAGACTCCAGAGAACCTACCGCACCTTCCGCACTACCGCCAAGCTGAGCAATCGCATTGCCGTAAGCATTAATATTGGTAACACTGGCACCAATACGCTGTGATGAGAAGTAAAGCTTATCTAGTTCACTTGCCGTCTGACGCACTGCAACGACGGCGCCAGTTGCTAAGGCCAGTAAAGCACCTTTTAATGCTGCTGCTTTAAGCTCCACACCACCCATGGCATCCTGCATCTGCTTCAAGCCTGAGTTATCAGTCTTAAATCCTAATGCGACCATGAAGTCACGAATTACACCTGCTTGTGCCATGGAATCACCTTTATTTCATAACTTCTATTAATCTTGCGGTTGCGGTAATAATTGGAGCCAGTTGCCAAATTAATAAGCCACAAATAACGCCACCGCCTATGATGTATGTCCAAATTCGTAGAGTTTTACTCTCAGACAGTTTGTTCATAGCTTTATCAACCCTTAGATTTAGGTTAAAATTCATTTATGGTTTGCGTCCTTCTACACTAAGGTTGTAAACACAAAAGACCTCGATGCCCTCACATCGGGGTTTTTGTTTTCTTAAAAATCAACAAAGTCCCGCATTGCTGCTCGACTTATTCTTTCATCCGAAAAATAGTCAAAACCTCGAATTTTCCTGTTTTGAATTCCTAGAATGAAAAACGCCGACTTTTATGCCGGCTTCGTTTTTTCAAATATAAAATCTTGTCAAGAGTTTCGTAAAACCCTACAGCTTGTAAAAACTACTTAATACAAACCAATACCCGTCTGTGTCATATTGTTCGCTTTTTTTATGCCGGTACAAAGAAAAGCCAGTTGTAATAACGCTTAATACAACAACGTTATTTTTGATTCTCCCTAGCTTCTTCGACCAGATATTCATTGTCTGCCACAACATCAAGCGCATCATTCATCAGTGCGATATCAGCCAGATCAAGCGTGCCGTCTTTAATAGATTCAAACTTGCACATACCTTTAATGGCTGGACGCAATAACCAATCCTCGCCATCAGGCAGACTTCTGTAATTTACGTGGACTGCGTCTGAATGCTCGATGCCTTCGTAAGCAGTCCTTGAATAAAATTTCCTAAATTGGTACGGATCACTGCAACGGTTAGAGGCAATAAGTGGTTCATATCCAAGTCATCAAACATAATTGATTCACCACGGCATACAACGGCGCCATTACGTTTTACAACTGACAGACACTTGTAGATCACGTAATTCACATCTTCTTCTGGAATCTTTGCAATAGCTTCCATGAATGGCTCTAGTGCTTTAGCTAAAGGTTCAAGACCTTCAAGTTCTGCATTTTCATCCGCCTCAATAGACTCTATAACCTTTTCCAAATCACCTTTGGCCACTTCAGTTAAGATCGGCATGATATTTGGAATAATTGGAGCAATTTTGCGTGATACATGTAGTTGATCGAGCGCATTCAAGCGCCCAATCGTGTAGTCATGACCACCGATTGGGATAATTTCCATGTTTCACCTTATGCGTATGTACCAAGTTTCATATCGAGTTTGATTGCATCAAATACCCACTCAACTGTAGAGCCGCTTTTAGCATTGGTATAATCCGGTACCTTTTTAAATGCACACTTGGATGCAGTGTGGTTATCACCTGATCCAGCATGGTTTAGCGTGATAGTATTCTTGCCCCACTTCGCTGGCTTTGATTTCTGCGCATTGTAGAGATTCATCAGCTTGGCATTCGCCGGTGAAGTCTTAAGTAAGCGAATAGTGACCTGACCAGAGTTGTCAGCATGCAATGAATGCATACCTTCACCATCAGCACCAATCGTCATTGTGTTTTTATCGCCTGCCATTGCAAAGGTGATACCTTCTTCAGCAATTGCAGCGCCATAACCTAAATCAATTACGCCGTCGTCACTTGCAAGGGCGCATTGTGTGTCCATAAAACTGTAAGTCGTCATGATTTACCCCTTAGCGATTTACTGAAACGATGACGTCAGCAAAGTGTGTTGCACCTGCTAACTTGGAAGCAATTTGGAAAACTGGAGCCTTGCGTGCTTCACGTTCAGACTGCGCTTGGTCATCCAAACTATTAGCAAACACATAAAAGCCTTTTGGCAGGTAATCACCTGTTTCTAAAGCACCGAAGCTATCACCGTTCCATTGACCTTCACCCAGCAAGCCATTTGTTAAGCCTTGCTCACATGCACGCTCAAGCACTGTGCATTGACGGTTCACACCTGCAGGTGTTTGAGAAACTTTAGTAGTCGAGGTGTAGTACAGATTCCATAATGCTGTTTCAAGGTGATTCTGGAACCAGTCAAGTCCGTGGATCTCATCAAAGAATGATCCATCACACATCACACCTTCTTGCAGGATAGCTGTGTCATTGTTATAGCCAGCAAAGACATTACAGTTCTTCGCTTTTAATGCGCTTGCTTCACTGATTTTCAGGTCTTCAGCTGCAACACCAGGTAACTGCTTAAACTTCAGAGTGATTGTTGTATTTGTACCCATGAAGTTGACACTGAATGCACGGCCAAATACTGAAGCTGCTGCATATGGATTATCAGATGAGAAAATCGTGAATGTCCGGCGGTAATTTTTATTTTTAAGCAGATAAGCCGTGTCAGTGTTACTTACTATGCTCAATGTATCTTCTTGCTGTGTTGTGTAGCCAAACATGCGTACAGGGTCTGATGCTTCAATCAGAGCAGCCACGGCGTCGGCTTCTGATGCAGTCAGATCGGCTGCAATGGTTAGGCCATACCATTTCAGAGATTGAAGACACTCAGCTACAACCTCTTGTGCGGTTTCCGAGGCTTCGCCATTTTTATCCCAAAAACCGATATATAGCGTACGTGGCTTTGGTGATTGTCCGAAGTAAGCAAGAGCTGCTTTATATTCTGGGTCATCAACGCCGTAGTCTTCAGCCACACCCGCAATACCAGAGTATTCGCGCATGCGCTCGATCGTATCAATGACACCACTTGTAGTGCCAAGAATGAGTAATGAACCAAATGAGCGTGGTCCCGCAGCCAATGCAGCAAGACTAATGCTCACATTGACGACACTAGAAACAGGTAATGTCATGATGACTCCTAGTTGCGTTTAATATTAATTTGAAAGCTTTCAAAGGGTTTTGCAGCATAGCTACGCTTGACCTGTCGATTAAATGTCGTGGTCATGTCATAGCGGTGCACGTATTGATTATTGAGAAAGTCAGGCGCCGTAATAATTTCACCGCAGCCTGTAAATTTGATTTTGTATGCCCGGATCTGGGCAATGTTCTGTGGAATCCCTAAGCCATCTTTAAATAAATTGGCAAAGTGCTGTCCTTGTGGACCATAGAATGAGAGAAAAACTTCAATGCTTTCATGCCGGATACTGTCCATGTCATTTTCGTTTTGCTGGAAGTACGGACCATCATCACTACGGGTATTTTTTACCCCAAATGCACACCAGTTTTTATCAATGCCTGGTAGTGGTGGTGGGTCATTCTGCCAACGCGGTCTAACCATGGCACCCGGTAATGATGTAATTCCAACGATTAAGCCTTGAAAGATATCCTCAAGTTCTTGGTCATTCTGGACAGCTCCACTGGCCGGTATATAACCGTCTACTGTAGAGTCCGCCATATTTATCCTGATAGTTTCAATTCACAAATTGCCTTCACAAAGCCACGACCATAATGTGTATTGTCTAAAACTTGAGACACAATATAACGACGACCTTTCCAGGTGATTTCATCGGCTTGATGGTCTGCATCGCCTGAAGACAATACAAACCGGGTATGGATGTTAATAGCACCCTTGATCAGGGTACCATCGGGCCGGCGATCCATCTTGCTGCCATCGTTTGATGTCACTACACCACTGAATGTATGAGTGGTTTCAGTCTTCTGACCTCGACCATTGTCTCCCATCACCACTTCAGTCCGGTGGCAAATAATCCCACGTGATGCCAGCTTCGGATCAAGGAGCACACGACTTACATCAAGAGTTGCCACTATTGACCTCCTTGCCCTTATTCATAATCACGTAGGTGTGGGCATTTCGATATTGACCAGTATCCACCAATGGTTTTTCAGACTTCCTGCCTCTGGCCTTTCTTGCCTTAAGCGTGGCTGGTTTCAGCGGCGCAAAGTCACCTGCATTAATCAGGTTCTTCACGCTCATTGTTGCTTTCATGCCTGCCGTGTTTAAGAAGAAATACATGCGCTGTTTGTTACCATCCAACGCACTATTCACAGCCTTGGTAAGTTGCTGCCCGATAACATCTTGTACAGCTTCAATACCTGGCACCAAATGCGGACGCGGTTCAAGGTTCATTGCAGGTGAACCAGTTTCCAATAGATAACCAATTTGAGCATTGGTCATACCATCTTCATCAGTTCGGGCTTCCCCATGTGGCACACCTACAAGCACCTCAACTCTGGACAACTCTGCAACAGCTTCAAGTATGCTCAGCATGCCTTCACCAGTTACCTTTACTGTCACAGCTGAATACCTCCTGCACCAATCATCCGAGCCAACTGCAAGAACTGAATACCAAACGTGGTTTGATTCCACTGCCCAGCATCAGTCAGTGAGACACTGGATACGTCCACCGAGTAGGAAACACCGTCGACTGATTTGGAAGTTTCATTGCCGACCACCTGACCAGCATCACTACCACCTATGTCAACGGCGTCCATGCTACGCAAATACAGCGTCAGGTAATGGGCCACAAAGAAGGTTAAGCCTTCATCTAGCAAATCATCCCAGCGTGATTCAGGCAGTAACTTTTTTCCCATATTTAAATAGAAGTTGAATTGCGCCGTCGGGTACAGATCAGTATCTGCAAACATTGGCATTGATTCACGAAAGGATGATTCATCTAGCATGGTTACTTAGCCTTCTTGTCTTCAGCTTTTGGATCCGCATCTTTGCTATTGTCAGCAGAGGAAGCATCAGCGATTTTCTGCTTCAGCACTTCAATCTCTTTAGCATCAGCCTTAGCCTGTTTTTCCAGTTCAGCGATCTTCTTGGTCGCTGCATCGGATTGCGTTTGCAGCGCTTCATGATCAGCTTTTAACTGATCATAAGCATTCTGCAATTCCTGATTAGCAACATCAGATTGTGTGATTTCCTGAGAATGGTGTTTTACAAACCAATGTTCTGCTACCTCTTGATCTACTTCCTGTAGACCTTGAGGTAGGTTCAAATTGATTTGCTGGCCATCTTTGTCTTTACCCATATTCACTACTAAGGGTTTGGACAATAAAATCTGAACTTTGCTCATTTAGTTATTCCCCTTATAGACCATCTGCATAGTAAGCAGTTTCTGGATATACCCATTCAACCGCACCGATACGACCGAAATAAGTCGTCAATTGACGCAGGTCACGATATTCCAACGGCGTACGTTGTAGCGGTACCAGAGGCATACGAACACGTGATTCAGCTTGTGTATAAGTCATCATGCGGTCCTTACCTGCAGCGCCACGACCAACACACCATTTTGAAGGCTGGATGTCTAATGGCTTACCATTCACTGACATTGCCAAACAGTTGATCTTCAGGAATTCAAGGATCGAGATATTGCCCGCTTCTGACACAATGCGAGTGGTTAATAAACCAAACTGCTGAGGCGGCAATAGCAACTTATCAGGACATACAGCAAAGCCAGAAGCTACCCATGCGTTATTAAGAATCAGGTTTACATCGCTCAGAATTTCCTGCGGTGTTGATGTTGCCCAAGTTTTGGTAACGTTGGTTGCACCCACCTTGCTTGAGTTCAGCAGGCCTTCTACACCGATCATGCCGTCACCGATATAGACTTGTTCGTCCACATCCATCTGGTATTTCATTTGCAGACCTGCGAACTTCTGAGCATCGATCGGACGCCCTACCTGTTTCGCTGATTCCAATTCAGGAATTGTGAAGCCAATCTGCATTGCCCATAAAGTCAATGGCAATGCTGTCTTGCCGATATCTAGAGCGATACCTTGGATAGCATCAGCATTCTTACCTACCCACGACTTACCGTTTGGTGATGCACCACCTGCAGCAGCAAAAGTAGAGTTTGTGAAAGACGATGTTTCATCAGCGATTGAAACATCAGAGCGCAAGTCGATATCGCGTGACCAGGTATAACTTGCTAATGGTTCATTAAGTCGCGGATCTAAGCGTTCAAGTTCACCAACCAGGAAAGCACCAGAGCTATCAATTGTGCGAGCATCAAAAGTCTGGAAGCTATCACGTGTTTGGGCCCGCACTGGAGCAGCTGCCATAGCCAAAGCCTGAGTCATTGACGTCGCTAGAAGTAATTTCTTCATATTTTATTTTTCCCCAGGCATAAAAAAGACGCTTATAGCGCCGTCCTTCATGCCTTTTAAATTTTAGATGTTATATGCGATTTCTACATTGCCTGATGCATCAGCGTCATGCATGAAGCGTGCTTTCACAGTGATGGTATTTGCACCATCAGCTACAGCCTCAATACCACCGATTGGCTTGCCTGCAGCAGTTGCACCAATGCGTACATAGACGGCGCCACCTTTCTTGGCTGCACCAGCATTACACTTCACAGTCATGTAACCACGCACCAGAACATCTGTAATACCTTTAGATGGTACTGCTTCACCCAAATCATTAGTTGCTGAAGTTGTTGGATATGAACGTACGATCAAGCCATAGAGGTTAGCTTCAGTGTCAGCAGCCCCTAATGGCGCCAGGTTGCCTGTGGCATCCATTTTGGCAAATACACCAAAGGCAGCTACTGGTGTCTGCATATTGTGTGATTCGATAGTTGAATGTGATTTACGAGACACATCACCCGGGATGCCAGAAGGCATACGATATGTATAAGCAGCCATGTTTTATTTTCCTTTGTTCCAAAAATCGCGGTTACGCTGATTGATCTGATCAATCGTTGGGGCTGCACGGCCAAAGTCACGTGTAGTGATACCTGAGCGTACGCCTTTCAAATTATTTTGCTGTTTAATTAACTCTGATGCCCCAATGAATGCTGCATCCAGTGTTTGAATTGGTAGAGTATCAATATTGGCATTTGCACCAATAAATGGCGCTACAGCCTGCTGACCATCAGTGGTCTGCATTGCAGCTTTTAGCGCCTGACGTTTGGCAAGTACAACCGCTTTACCATTGTTCGCACTGTCAATTGTCGGCGGTAGCTTGATACCTGGTGACAGGATCTCAGCACGCACCATCACTTCTTTAAGTGAATCACCGGTATGGGTTACACCTTCATCAGCTTTACCAGCAGGTTCTGCCTTTAAGATGTCGTCCTTAGTTTTATCTAGATTTTCATCATCAGTTTTGTCTTTTTTCTCAGGATCGTCATTATCCTCAGTGTCTTTCTTTTCAGGATCATCCGAATCTTTGGTCTTTTTCTTTTCCAAAGCGGCTAGACGTGCATCCATGGTTTTAAGTTGTTTCAGAATCTGAAGATTCACAGCAGCATCGGACGTTTTGCCATCTTGCTCTTCGTCATAATCTGAATCCTTGGTTTCAATTTCCAATTCTTCATCTTCAACTGCTTTGGCCAGTTTTTCAGCTTCTTCAGCATCCTTGGTTTTCACCAGATTACGAATGCGATCAGCAAAGCTAATCTTTTTCTTTTTTGTCTTATCAGACATAAAACTATCTCCTATCGAGCAGCGGGAACCGCAACGCCCTTTATCTACTAATGCAATATGGTTCACCACAATATTGCTCTGTAACCCTTTACCCGGACTGACTTCGATATAATCAGCGTCATACCCAAGCGATATCTCTACTTTTCCTTCAAGGACTGCATCAATCGCATCCTTATCTGTAACCAGCAGATCACCAATCAAAAGATCTGAATCAACACCATCGCCACGGCGAATATTGTGTCCAGATCCTTTGGATAGTTCTTTCCAATTTTCAGGGCCTACCCAATCTTCAGGATGGTCGTCTGTAATTGGCTTGCCTTCAGCACTCGCAATAGTTTTTGGATCAAATAAAACATCCTCACCGCGCTGGATCAGAATCAGGCCAGTGTTATCTGCTGTAACAGGTACTTCGCCATCGCCATACATCAGTGTGCCAATGCGTGCCAGTGGAACGTCACGACATAGCAGGTAGCCTTCTGGTGTGGTTTCGCGTGTACGCCCAATCTGACCTGTTGTATAGATGTTTGATCGGTCTTGCGTGGCAGACAGCGCTGGTTTCTTTGATTTGTTCTTAAACATATTTCACCTAAATTCAGGCAATAAAAAACCACTCAATCGAGTGGTATTACAGGATCAGGATAGCATCTACAGTTTGGCAGGCACCCAGCATGACCGGTCATGCGATCCAATGTCGGAGGCTTATTCCAGTACACAAACTTGCCGTTCATTTCTTTATGGCTTGGCCTTACATCAACATCACTCGAATCACGCCACACATAGCCTTCAGAGCCAAGATTCTCAGCCCTAGACTGTGTAAATGTCGATGCAGCTCGGCTAATCTCAGTCCTTGCAATAGTATTAGCCCGACCAAGAGAAACCTGACCACTCGCCATGATTAAGCCAGTAATCTCCCTAGCCCGCCCACCCTCAATCAGCATTCTGGTTGAGAGGTCATGTACCCGTTGAGCTGCATCCAATGGCAGAGACTTAATCAGTCTCACCTGGTCAGATAACAACTGCTGATAGACGGCACCAACATCACTGTTCCTGATCTGTTCACGTACGCCGTAGGATAGGTCTTTAGCATAGATCAGCCATGTCTTTTCATCCCGCAAGGCGATGTCAGTCATGATCCGTCCAGCAGTGTTATTGGCCCAATGATGCAACGTGTCTGCATACTTATTCAGTGAACTGACAATCATTGGATGTGTACTCGGGTCATGAACATCAAACCCTTTCACAATCGTATCGATATAGCCTGAGATTTTACGCAGCTGACGGCTGTACTCGATCTCCATCCGCCGCATCCGTTTCGGATCGAAGTGATTCATCATGTTCGCTCACTGGTGCAGGTGGATCGTTTTCAGCATCTTTAACTTCCTCATCAGTGATCGTTGAGAAAATGCCTGTTGATGCACTCGCTTGTTTTAATTCTTTAAGCGCTGTCTGTCGACTAATCACACCTTGTTCTTCAGCTTTCAGAATTGCATTAGTGGTCTTTTCAGCCACGTTGGATTTCTGCTCTTCACTCATCTGCCACAGACTTGTGAAATCAAACTTAAATGAATCAGGTAGTGGCTTGCCCAACACTGACAAGAATATGATTTCAAGCAGCTTATGCAACGGCGTACGCAGACGGCGTTCCTGTTGCTGATTGATACTGTCGTAGTAATTGGACAAGTCAGATTCACCGGTTGAATTCAAACCTGCAGGTGACTGACCAAACAAACGTACCAATGGGATTTGAGTCGCACCTGAGATCTGCTGACCAAACTGCAATAGGATCGTATCAAGCCCACTGAAGCTATACTGGTGTGTTGCAAATTCATCCTCTGCATCCATCAGGGTCAAACCCTCATTGGATTGCCATTCCCGAATATGGTTAATCTGTTTAACCAAGCCTTCAAAAGCACGCCCACCAGTAGCGATAATTTCACGCAGACCCTTGACCTTGTACGTGCGTAAATGTGCTTTATAAACTAGTTGGCCAGCACCCATGGTGGCACTATCAAAAACAGTGAGCCGATCTTCCAGACGCTCAATAACTGATTGCCCCCAAAGGTTTTCAGTCATAGCCTGCCAGTACGGAAGATTTACGCCGTCGATGCGAATCACACGTGAATAGTGTATGCGTTGGCCACAAAGCCCAGCGGCATCCTGGAATACATTATAGTATTTAGGCTTGCCATAATCTGGACCATATTCGGTGACCAGGTCTTCAAGCGTAGGCTGTACCATCCAGCGGTCTAGAACCATCAAGCCTTTAAACTGACCTTTACCAATAGTTTTGGTATTCAACGGCGTAGAGACATTCTGACCATCGATTAGCATGACAGCGAGAGCACCACCGTAGAGACGTCCCCACTTAATGGTGTCGCTGAGCTTATCCCAGATCTGTAACGTATCCAGTGTGTCATTAATGATTTCGCCATGCTTTGGATCATCAAAGCCTTGCAGCGTGATTCCCTCGCGGGTCATGTCTTCGGCTACAACATCAACCACCTGACCAACTACCCAGCTTGAACGGTACATCGCTTCAAGCTTTAGACGGTTACGACTAGTGAAGTTGAATCCATAACTGGACTGATCATTTTGGCTGCCAGCACCTAAGCCGACGCGAGCCGCAAAGTTTTGAAAACTATCGGCTGTAAATTTAAATATTCCCATAATTTTCTCTTAAAGCTTATCCCATACATTGAGATTAGCCACTTGCGGGTTAAAACAGATCATGACGCTATCAGCACGGTTTGGAGATGAAGCGCCGTCGGGTTGTTTATTTACCAGAATCTTGCCAGAGCCGTTTTTGGTATAGGTCGGCTGTGATAGCTCAGTAGTGAGCAATGCCAGCTCCTTTGGGTCTATATCTTCACTGGATAGCGAGATAATGAACTCAGGATCATAATCACGGCCTTCTAATGCTCGGAATGTCTCCTGGAAGCGTAAACGCAGCCACCACCATGACTGAGCTTTAAGATTGGCAAAGAAGTCCTTGTTTTGGCGTTTCTCTACGATTTCACCTTCAGGATCATGGACGGCGCCTGAACCACGGAATGGCTCAACAATAATTTCTCGCTGCCCTGTTTCTAGATTCTTCTCATTGATGACACGGGCATCACCACGTACACCAGCACCAAGTCCATCAGCATCATAAAACATCGTATTGATGCCTCTATCCTGACAATGGTCCATAGCTTTTTGAGTCGTCCCAAAGATGTCATCACCTTTTCCTGACCAGGTATCCAGATACTTCAGTACAACGCCGTGGCGATCTGCAATGGAGTTTTTATCCTTACCTTCGTCGGCAACGTCCAGACCAGCAATGCGATCACCTGTAGGCTCAATATTCAGTTTCTTATGTGCATCGATGGCAGCTTGCACCCATGTAGAAGGAATCAGAACACCTTCGACCGATGCCGCATAGTTGATATCAACCTCTTGGGCCAATACGACTTCATCCAGCGTAGCCAATTGCTTTTCGTACCACGGATAAATCAGCTTGCCACGTAGTTCGACTTGCCAGTTCTTATCTGGATTAGCACGCCAAGGCATGGTAAAGACGGCGTAACGTCCGCTGAATCGATCTTGGTGGAATCGATCACCAATACCGTTAGGAGTAGATCCTTTAATATGCACGTTGGTGTTTTGAGATATCGCCGCATCTACAGCTTCCTGACGCTCTACGAATGCCCATTCATCCAGAAAGTACATTGTGGTACGACCACCACGGCCAATGTTGTCACCAGCCTCACCGGTAACTGTTGCGCCGTTGTCCGGGTTAATGATCCGCATGTAGTTGTCATGCACTTTCTCGACAAAACCTTTCGGCTTCATCCAGTCTGGCATCTTGGAGAACATATCTCGGAACTTGTGCAGTAATGTCTTAGGGTCGCCCTTTTTATCGACCAGTTCCTCTTTACGACTCCCCACACCACCAGCAAAGCCTTCCACGAATAGCCAGCGATGCAGGTAAAAGCCTAGGACTACGTAACTCATCCCTTCATCACGGCTCTTTTCAATCAAGCCATGTGTTTGAGTGCTTTCACGCTCAATTAACCAGTCTACTAATTCGACTTGCTTAGGACGCAACACAAAAGGAATATTGGCTGGTAATCCAAAAGGCATACCACGCGGATCATAGGTCCATACCCAGTGATTAAACCAGTGAGCTGGATCATTCCTACATTTATAGATTTCAGCCTGAATGCTGAGATCACTTTGTTCAATCACAGCCTTGTAGTAGTAACGGCGCGTCATTTCAGCAACGACTTCAGGCAAGCGTGTATTGATCGTCCACTCTTTAATAAGTGGCGCAATTTCTTCCAGAGCGTACGTCATAACTTACCGTTAATTACTAATCGTGAAAGCTCTTGAGGTGAAAGCTTGGCTAATTCATCAGGAGTATATTTTGGAGGTGTAGCAACTTCCTGCTGTATTGGTCCGCCGTCCTTGCCGGTTATCTCTTGCTTGGTAACACGGCCATCTGTTTCTTGAAAAGCTTGCTTGAGCAGGTTTTGCTTTGCACGTTTATTCCGACCAGAATCCTCATACATTTTTTGAAGTTCCATAAGGCGAAATGCTTTGTTAGCAATTGCTATATCCTCAATATTTTCCCGGAAATCCTTTCTAGTACGTTCAAACAATTCCTTTAGTTTTTTACTTAAGTTACGCCCAGCAACCTTAGTTGGATCGTAAAGTGCGACCTGTTGCCTGGTGATTTCAATCTTATATTCTTGCTTTACAGCTTCCACTACTTGTTGAGGGGTTTCAAAGCATGCAAGAGACTGAACTATAAACATTTTTACAGGCTCTTTTAGTGCTGCCATAAACACCTCTTTGTATAGCTACGTATAGCAAAATAGGCAAAAAAATTTAGCCGATGACACAATTCCCACAACACGCAGCAATACTTGCCTCTGATACAAACGGCGCGCCCTTGGCAATCTCCAAAAGCCGCTTAACAGATTCATCTGCACCCCATCGTTTAGTCTCACCAAAGAACACTTCAACGTCATGGCCAGCCAGGTAATGCTTAGGCAGTCCAGTCATATCGCTATAAACGATTTCGCCGTCTTCATCACGCTCTACACCAATGTGATATAGCTCATGCTCAATCAGGCGACAGAAGTCACGATCTGAAGCTTGTTCGCAATAAGTAGCATCAATGGTGATGAGGTATTGAGGTACAAAGCCGAACCAATCACGCATCTGCTGTTCCTGGCGTGCTTTTTTCCAGCCACCCTGGTTAAACATGACCTTTTCACATTGGCCCAATACCATACGTTTTTTAGCTACGGCGGCAGATGAAGCCCATGCGAATGCAAGAAACTCTTCATTGTCGTGAAGCAGCTCAGCAATATGATCATGATCCGGGTTATGTAATTCACCACCTAAAGTAAGCCAGTTATTCATGACCCATTCTTTAAGCTCTGGCGCAGGTGCCAAGCGAATGGCTTCCTCTTCCTCAGCCTGATCCATCAGATCCGTGGGTGGGAATGGTCTGAACTGTTCCATAAGATGCCTTTAAATTTCTCAGCCATGCCGTTGCACGGCCCATATTGATGTCATTAACTTCAAAGCGGTGATATCGATAACCCATTTCTTCAGCATGGTCATAGCGATCCATACTCCAAGCTTTTGTGGCCAACTTACCTCTACGCCCACCAGACCAAGGACCACCGGCAATTTCAATTAATGTAAGGTAGCCCACGAGGTGAAGATCAAAGCGCCAATGCTTAGTGCTTTTAAAATGAAAATATTCTTCGTACTTGATTTCCATCCGATCAAGAATTTCTTTGAGTCGATCGAATGCTTCTAAGTATTTCTCACCAGGCTTAGGTAATGGTCTGGTTCGTGATTTCTTTTTGGGTGGGATCTTCTGAGTAAAAATTTTGTATGCTTTCTCATCCATAAAAGATCAGCCATTAAAAAACCTCCCGAAGGAGGTTTTATTTGTACGTTTGCCCTATTAGATAGATTATTGAGCTTATAATTAAGATCGCCAATAAAGTTACCAACATTTCAATTTTTGTCATTAGAGAATGCCTTAGCTTCATTTCTACCATTAATAGATATAAAGATAAAAGGTACATAGAACAATATCAAAAGTGATCATTTTAAATATCTTGACTAATCTTTTATTGCAGCATATTTCTAAGATTTTTAATTCGTTGTTTCAGTTCAATCATAACTTCATCTATCGCAATCATTTGATGCCGCTTAAGCCCAGATCGACTGAGGTTCTGATACTTAGACAGCTCAACACTGCAAAATTCTAAGTCTTGTTTAGCTTGTACTTTGTCTGTCATGGGTACCACCAATAAGAAAAGAAAAACCCCGCCAATAATGCATATTGAGCAGGGTCTTATGTGCCGTAATCCGTCCGGCGAATTTTAGTCAAAAAAATACCCACACCATTGGGGTCGATGTGGGCGAAACTTTAAATTCAAAATGTGGAGTCTTTGAACAAGTGGTAAATTAATAGAAAATTAATATAACGTCCAACTTATTTTCAAAATAAATTATTAATTAATAAGTGAATTTATCGATTAGTTTATTATAGATTACTCAATTTCTTTCAAACAATCCCGACACACCTTGATTTCTTCATCATCAACCGTGTAATCGATCTCAGTCACACCATGAAGACCGAATAAGCAAAGGAAAAATTGGAGCATTTAATTCTCCTTAATATTGGTGGGCCCGATCAGATTTAAACTGATTATCTCCCCGTTATGAGCGGGACGCTTATACCACTTAAGCTTAAGGCCCATTGGCACGCCATGTAGGATTCGAACCCACAACCATTGGTATAGAAAACCCATGCTCTTTCCAGTTGAGCTAATGGCGCTTAAATAAGGATGTGGCGATCTGCCACACCCTTGCCTTAGATTACGATATTGACCAGCTCGGCAACTGATCTACCGCTACTCACAATCACACACACCTAACATGCACGGTCTGCTTTACTTGCTTTCAATCCTCTTTAGGTCGGGGCGCTACTCCCTGGTCTAGATTCCCGAAGGAAGTTTACTCAAAGGCATGTTCTACTGGTCAGCACTCCAGTAGGCTTGGGTCGCCTTTTTACAGACAACAAAAAAGCCCACCATTTGGCGAGCTTTAATGACTTGGTCTCGGTTGAACCGTAATACGACCAGTATAGAAAAAGAATACATGAATCAGAAAAATATTACTAGCTTTACGCTTCAAATTCTTTGTAAGTATCTTTCTTATACTTTTTAATGGCTTTGGATGCTTCGTCTATCGCAGAATCAATTGCCAGTGACATCAATTTTTCGTACTGTTTCCATGTGCAATCATAAGCCTTTAAGCTCATTTCAGACTCTCTAACACCAGCAGCAAGATGTAAGCGCCCTTTAGCAGTAAAATTGTCCTCAAAGGTTGGGTCTAAGGAAAATTGAATAACCATCCATGCAACACGTTTAGCTAAATCTTTAATCTTGATTCCCTCTGGCTCACGACGCTTATCATGTACCGCATTTAAAATCATGATATTTGCCAAATGTTCCTGCACATGATCAAAGTCAGCTTTTGCTGCCGGGCCAAATACAATGACTGAAGCAATTGCTTTTGCCAGCTTAGTGTCCATCGAGGCAATAGCTCCCAATTTATCCTGATACGTTAAAGGCTTCTCATTTGTCCCATGCACCACAGGCTCAAAGTTAGGTGACTTTGCTGTAGTACCCCGAATCAACCATTCAAACTGTTCAAATTTCTCAACCACCGCATTCATCCTTATTCCCCATCACTTAAATAATTTGCATGTATGTTGAGTACCATTAACCCAGTACACATCCTGACTTTTGCAAACTTGAACCGTGTTCCATGTGTTTATAGCGACAGCAAGAATCGCCAATACAATAAAACCAACAATCCAAAGCCAATCTTTATTTCTGTGCTTCATCCCCAATCCCCTACCATTTTCTCTATCTGCTGGATCGCATGACCTGACTTCACTTGATCCGTACTAAACCGTATTACCTGATAACCCAACATCGTTGCTGAGTTATATTTTTCCATGTCCCCGATATACCCCTTACCCCTTGTATGACGCCCGCCATTCCAGATCCCACCTTCGACCTCTATCAATATCTTTTTGCCTATTAAGTGAAAATCAGCTCTCCACTTACGCTCTGGGTGAAACTTAAATTCTTGCTCAAAATCTATTTTTAAAGTCTTTAGTTCTCTGGCCAGCTTTGCTTCAAACTCATTTGGTACTTTTTCGCCTTTAACCTTAGGGCGTATAGAGCGCCCTTTCGGTCTGGTGGCTTTAACCATTTTTTTGTATTCAGCGATGGAGTAACTGGTCATTCACCCCAAATCCTCAATACAACGGCGCCAATGGCCATGAAAATAAACATTAGAGTTTTATTTAAGTCCTTCACTTATTCACCCCCAAATAACTGTTTGGCTTTACCTGTCAGGTAGTACCTGTACTCTTCGCCATTCTTGGCTTTGGTATACAAAAGACCAATCTGAACAAAGTTTTTTAAATATCGCTGTACTGCACGTTTCGTCACATTTGGCATAACCTGTTGCTGAATTTCAGATGCTGTTGCTACTGGAGTGTTTTTAACAGCCAGTAGGACATCAATTCCGCGAGCTAGCACGGCAGCACTATTCAGTTTTGAAAGTGTCTGGTTCACGCTGCACCACCGAATAAATCGGGTCGAGCAGCAGCTGGATTCATCCATAAGCATTCAATTCGGGTATCAGTACCGCGACCAGATGAAATACGCGCTTTAATCTCTACCTTTTTCCAGCCTTTGAGCATGTCTTCATACAAATCTGATTGGTAACCCGAAAGCATGACCATTCCTTCTAGATCGAGTAATATATTGAGTAGATCTAGATGATCTTTATCACCCATTTCATGGCGATAAACGCGGCCATTCTTGGCACCTTCATAACGTGTATCGTGTACATAAGGCGGATCGACATAGTGCAAGGTAGTTGGCGCATCATGATCTTTAAGCACCTGGATTGCTGGCCGGTTCTCAATTAAAACGCCACTTAATCTCTGGCCAATCTGACTTAGATGTTCTGGATAAGTGGTCCACAATGATTGAGCTGTACCGTACTGGCGCTTTGTATCAATACGAAAACCTGTAATACCTTTGGTTGCGCCTGCAGATCCAAAGCCCATCTGAGCACGGATGATCGTACGACGTGCACGTTCTACTGAATCCTCAGAACCCAACCAAGAATTTTCAAATTCTTCACGGCTGTAAGGCGTTAGGATTAATTGCTCAATAAGCTTTTCTCTCGAGCTGGAATCTCGAAGCACCTTAAAAAGATTGACGATGTCACCATCGAGGTCGTTATAAACCTCAGCGTACGCTCGCGGCTTCTGCAGAAGAACTCCAGCTGCTCCCCCAAACACTTCTGTGTAGCAAGTGTGATTTGGCATTTGAGAAATAATCCAATGAGCAATACGGAACTTTCCACCATGGTACCGAATTAATGGATGATCTAATTTCACGCTGTGCCTCCTACTCGCTGATCTGCCCAGTTGCACTCGACAATTGTCAATCCACCTTGCTGGAATCGAGACCATAGACGGTCACCCAAGTCTTTCTTCAGCTCTTCAAGGGTTAGGTTTGAAATCAACATGGTCGGCTTCATGCGGTCATAACGTGCATACAAAACTTTGTGCACCAATTCGCGGCGCTTATCACGGTCATGCAGTCCATATTCATCCAGGATCAGCAGATCGTATTGAGTGAAGTTATAGATCACTGATTTTTCAGTTGCATCTGGTGCATCCCATGCGTTCATGATTCGCTGTGCCAGATCTTCACTAGTGATGTAGCGTGCGTACTTGCCTTCTTTCAGCAGAGTTCGCGCCGTGGCACAGCTCAGATGGGTTTTTCCTGTACCTGTTGGTCCTACCATCACTAAGTTGTTTTTATGGCCAGCCATGAAGTTTTGAGCATAGGAAACAACATGTTTTATCGCGTTTTGGTGACCTGCATGTTTAATCTCGTAGTTTTTAAAACCTGATTGAGCATGACGCTCAGGAAGCATGGCACCAGCAAAGTGTTTCTCACGAACACTACGGTCTACTTCGGCCTGTGCATTTCGCTTTTGCTCTTCCAGGAACTCTACGGCGCACTGTGGACATTTGTGGTATGGACCCGCTTGAACCATGGCAATCTGGTGCTTATTGCAAAATTCTTGAACTTGCGGCAAGCCAAAAGAAAACGGTGACATTGCGTTCATATGAAATCCTCCGGGATGTGGAAGGTAGGATCTACTGGTGTATGTTGCTGTGCTGGCTGATTGTTCCATGCAGCGTTCACATTCAAACTAGAATTTTGTTTTTCAGAACGTGAGTAACCAGATGATTGTTTGTTTTTGCGTTCAGCTTTTTCGATAGACTTTTCGAATTCCTGGAAAATCCACTGTGCAAACTTTCGAAGTTTCTGGTTATCAGTGATCTGGTGATTCTTCTCGTGATGTGCGTTGAAGTTTCCAAGATGGAATTGAAAATCTTCCATGCTGAGAATTTCAGAAACACGGTGAGAATATTTTGTAGTTCTCAGAGCGTTTGCCAAGTGATCAAGATTTGGTTTCCAAGAATCCCGATCTTGATTTTCAGCTTGCGCGTTAGTGTGTGTGTTTATATCTGTAGTATTCTCTGTATTTGTCCCCTTTTTGAAATGGGGAGGGTCTACCTTTTGAAATGGGGAGCCTCCCTCTTTTGAAAGTGGGAGGGTGGTCATTTCGAAAAGGATAGGGGTAATCAGCTCAATGAACAAAACATTGTTATATTTCTGACCGTTAGCTTCGATTATACGAAAATGGCGTTTGATCACTCCGAATTGCTCAAGGCGATCCAAAGCATCCTTGACTTGTTGTTTTGATAAGCCAAATTGATCTGAAAAACTCTGGTAAGAACGCTGCAAAAGATCCGCTTTAAACTTCTTTTTTATGCTGACTATTTGACCTGTTTCTTCATCTCGAACGATGGTTGGACGATGCCAATACACAATTTCAGAGAGCAAAATAACGGCATTTAAATCAGGTTTACCATTGCCCATTTTCAGAACTTGATACCAATTGGCAGGAATAATATTACCTTCGAAATGGGTGCTGCCAACCCGGTCAACCACATCATGACCAGTGCTGAAAAAATTCATACAGCATCCCCTTTTGTATTGATTTGAATAAAACGGCCGAACATTAGAATTAGGTCAGCACGTAAAAGACTTGCGATAATCTCGCCTGCATACCAGGCTGAGATCCGGTGTTCAGTTATGAGCATTTCGATAAACTCATCGCGTGTGACAGCTGCATTTGCTTCATCACGGTTAATCTTGCGCAGGTTAGTTTTACGGATATCCAGTAAGCCGTTTAACGTTCTAAGTGCAGGTTCATAAAATGACTGAATATGCTGTTGCTCCCTGTACCCTGCCTGGGTTGGAAAAAGACTCATGACATCACCTGCAGTGTAAATTTGCATAACTCGGTTTTTGCTTTTACTACAGCTTGAGAATTAGCGATGGTTTTTTCAGCCATGTATCGTTCGACTGCTTTTTGGAACAAGTAAATCTTTCTATTTACTTCAATTTCGATTAAAATTTGATTGTTCATTAACATCCCTCTAGAGGTTGGTGAATACTAAAAGCCTGACAGCGCACGTCAGGCTTTTTCTTTGCCTAAATCCCAGTGAATCCCTTCCGATCCCTCTCCAAAGCTAACGTCTGTAGACAGATCCCTTACTAAAGCTCCTAATCCCAAGCGCTCGAATGATTTTGCTTGTAAATTAAGTACATGCCACTCACCGACGATTTCCTTCTCTAGGAGATACGCCAGGTATTGAGCAAGGTCTTTACCCTTAATTTCGGCAAGTAGTTTTGCCCGCTCATGGATTTCAGGAGACAAGCGAACATGTGTAGATTTCTTTTCAAGACTCATAATTTTTACCTATGCGATTTGTTGGGGTGCGCAGTGCGCCAGCCATAATTTTTCAAGATTCTTGCCTTTTTCATATCCAAGGCGTTTGCCACACAATCCATTCTCAAGATTGCTGACATAGTTCTGAGAACACTTAATCTCAGTGGCGATTTGGGTTTGGGTTAATCCCTGTTCCTTCAAATCAATGATCATTTTTTGCCATTGGTTCATGGGAGGCCTCCTATATTTTCTACAAATATATAGGTTTTCCGATATTTATACAATAGCCAAACCGATTGGAATTTGTATCAGAATTCCGATAGTGGTATTTAAGGAAAAGTTCATGACAACTTTGGGTGAAAATTTAAAAAAGATTCGCAAAGCGAAAAAGATGACCCAAAAAGAATTAGCTCAAAAATCCGGGGTTAAACAATCCGTTATTTCTGACCTGGAAACAGGAAATGCTAAATCCACAGGCTCTATTTTGGAGCTGGCTAATGCGCTTGGTGTAACTGCTGAAGAATTAAAGAAAGGTGTTTTTGACGAGGTTTCATTAACAAACGTTGTACCAGTAGTCCCGCGCATGGCCCCTGTTTTGTCATGGGTTCAGGCAGGTACGATGACCAATGTTGAATCTGTTGACATGTCCCAGGTGGAGGAATGGCTGCCGATTCCAGATGGTGATTGTGAAAAATGCTTTTACCTGAAAGTTCAAGGCTTGAGTAACTATCCAGAATTCCATGAAGGTGATTACATTCTTGTAGATCCGACCCTGCCATTTTGTGACATGAACTCAGGGGATATTGTTGTTGTTAGAAAGTTTGATGACGCGACTTTTAAGCGCCTGGTGATTGAGCCGGATGGTACTAAATACCTACAGGCGATTAATCCTGAGTTTAAGCCAAATATCATTCCACTTGATGAGAATTGTGAGTTTGTTGGTGAGGTAGTGGATTGTATTCGCTACGTTTATCGAGCTAAGAAAAAACCACGCAAGATTTAAAAAATAAAGCCGCTATATGCGGCTCTCGGATCAAGTAAAGATTTTTTTGAAAAGCAGCGGATTTTAAATGATTTTTTTTATTAAACACAAATGGGGGTTGTATATTGCAGGCCTTTCATTATTTATCTTTATTACTTTTGGATTTGTTGTACTTTCCTATAAATCAGAAGTAGGAAGCACTCCACTTATAGAGGCTTTGAAAGCAGCTATGCTTGGTTTGGGTGGGCTTGGGGTTGTGTCAACAATTCTATTGTCTGTGTTTAACTCTATTGAAGATGGATACATGAAAATAATTGAGAACACTTACACTCATATAACCCAGTGGGATGATCCTCATTTAGCAGCTGCGCGTAAATTTACCAGAAAACTTAAAGAAACTAGGCCTCATATGTCTGATGTAGATTTCTTGAAGCATATCAATGAAGATGAGGAGCTTAGGCACTCAATTGTATTGGTGTGTAATTATTTTGAACAGGTACGCATCTCTCACTTAATGAAACGTATAGATATTAAGCTCTTTAATAAATGCTTGGGACCTGTAATGGAAGATTATAATGAAAGACTGAAGCCCTATGTTGCAAGCCAAGGGAATGACAGCTTGAAAGACTGGGAAGAAATTCGCGATTTATCTAAAATCAAATAAACCATATTGCATAGATTAAGCATGATATTGATGCTAGGCCCATAATAATATAAATGGCGAATGTAACACATAACATCTTTTCAAAATCACTCATAATAAATACCTTGCCGCATACCCGAGCGGCTCTTGGATCGGGTGGAGAAATATATGGCAATATCTAAATACTTAATCAGCTATGACTTAATTAAAGATAAGGACTACAGTAAACTGATCGAAGCTATCAAATCTATTGCTAACGGACATAGTAAGCCATTGAAGTCTGTTTGGATTATAGGTCACTCAGGGAGTGCTTCGGATATTGTGAACGCACTTAGTCCCTATATAGACTCAGATGATAAATTGTTAGTTACTTTAGTCACCAAAGATACCTCATGGACTGTTAGTCTAAAAGAAGAGACAAGAGCCTGGCTGCGTAAATATGTCTGGTTATGATTTAGGTTCGGATGTGGTTCCAATACCATTATCGTAATCTTCTTGATCTTTGATTGCCTTATCAATCCACTCTTGGTTTGCATTAACCACAGTATCCTCCAAGAGTGTGATTGAGCCTTCATATAACTTAATACGCGTTCCAGCAGGAATAATGCCACGTTCTAATTCTTGATTTTTATTCATAACTAAATCCTATTGTGAACCTGGCACAAACAAAACTAACGACCAGGTGGAGAAAAAATGAAAGCGATTCTTATAAGTGAAAATTACACTTTTACAGAGGATAGGTTTAAGGAAATTACCAGACCTACCACCACTAAGGGTTATGAGATTCTTGCGCCAAATGTTTTTCTATTTGAGCTTGAGCATGCCTCTCATCTTCTAGCAAATATACAAAGCTTCTTAAGCGATCTAGAGAAGTCTTACCATGTAATATACCTTCAAGGCGAACCTGTAATGTTTCGTCATCCAGACAAGGATGTTTCAAGTTTTTCTGATCTGATCGACTAACCACTAATTTATAAAGTTCATTAACTGAGTGCTTAATTTCATCTGGATTGGTTACACCTGCATCGATTAACTTGCAAATCATGTGATGGCGCCAAGCACGAGTAGCCCCTACTACATCACCATCAAGTTGTTCTGCGATATTCTTAGGAAATTCCATAATAGACTCCAAACAACCCACCCCATTGGTGGGTTTTCTTTTGTCTATTAAAACATAGTAAAAATAAAAAATATCGGTTTTTCTATATTTTTATCGGGTTTCCTATTGACTAGCAATATCGGAAATGCGATATTTACCTCACAGACAAAGAAAGGCCCCAACGTAGCAGTAACTACTTGAGGCGTGACCCACTCTCTCTCAGTGAGTAAAGAAATTATGAACGTAAAAGCAAATCCTTTCAACTCTGCAAAAGTGTTTCTTGCTTCTTCAGCATTAACACTTGCTGCATTAGCTCTAATTGCTAAACCAGAAGCAACTGAATACAAGCCAAGCTATAGCAATTCCCAGCCTTCTGAATACGGCGTGCAAACTCTTAAAATCGATGGTGAAACTGGTATTGCTGTTGTAAAGCTTGATGGCTTCCGTGTACAGGTTAGTTTTGACTTTGAGTCCTATAAAGACAGCTACGGCGTTCCAGGCTCTGACTTTACAGCGGTTGAAATCACCAATTTAGCCGTTGACCAGATCACGGATGCCAATGGCAATCCATACAACGACTTCACTGATTACAACGACCACCGCAATATCAATTTATTGCTCTCCACTTTCATTGAAAAAAATAACTTGGTGGAGGTGTAATCATGGCACTACCTATCATTCCAGCTGATCAGCCTTTACTAGTTTCAGCAATTATTACTTACCTGTATGCCGATCCAGGCTTAGGGAAAACATCTATTGGCTTTACAGGTGACAAGGCTATTTCTTTTGACTTTGACAAAGGCGCGCACCGTACCGGTGAACTTCGTCGCGGTGCAGTTGTCCAGGTGAATCAATGGGCCGATGTTGCGAACCTTACACCTCAAGACCTGGCACCTTATAACACCGTGGTTATTGATACTGTGGGCGCAATGCTGGAAAGCATCAAGACTCATCTAATGCTAAACAGTACCAATAAGCAGAAAGATGGCTCACTGAAACTTAAAGCCCAGGGACTGGCCAATAACATCTTTAAGCAATACGTGAACACGCTGATTTCTGCCGGTAAGGATGTTGTGTTCATTGCACATGCATCAGAAGACCAAAACGGCGACCAGGTGATCTACCGCCCAGATCTAGGTGGTAAGAACCGTAATGAGCTTTATCGCATTGCAGATATTATGGGTTACCTAACTACGGTTACCACTGGTGAAGGTAAACATGCCCGAGTAATCAGCTTTAAGCCTTGCCCTACCCATCACGCTAAGAATGCCGGTGGCCTTGGCGGTGAAACTGGTGAAGTGTGGGTGCCAGATTTAAAGGCCAGTCCTACGTTTCTGGCTGACTTAATCAAGCAGGCCAAAGATCACATTAACACCATGACACCAGAGCAACTTGCAGCAATCAAAGCTCAAGAGGATTTGGAAAATTACATTCAAAGCTGTGCTGAAGCTCAGTATGCGAGCGACTTAAATCAACTTACTGAATCGATTGATAAGAATCACACGTATTACAAGCAAATGCGATTGGCTCTAAAAACACGTGCTGAAGAAATGGGTTGTCAGTTTGACAAAGAGCGTGGTGCTTGGTGTGAGCCTGCTGAATTCTTTGGTCTTAGTGATCAGCAATTATCTGAGTTCCAAGACTTTATCGATGCACGCGGTCTGGATGCAAAAACAGTATGTGAGCACCTAGGTATTGATGCACTAAACCAAATTGAAGCCAGCAAACTGGCAGCGGTACAACAGGAAATTGAACAATTAGCGAAGGAATCAATGGTATGAAAATTTTAAACGGAAAAGAAGCTTTTGAAGCAATGATGGCTGGCCGAAAAATTATGTGCCGCGCCGTTGGTGAATTGATGGATTTCGATGATCTGGATCGTTTCCCGGCAACTATCTTTGCAATGCCTGGCTATGAGTTCTCTATCAAAGTTGAAACTATGGAGCTGGCAGGTATTACTTTTGCTAAGCCTCTAACGCTTGAAGATGTTGTAGAAGATCAGGAGATTTTCTTGGTTTATCCTAATCACATTGCACATACTCAATTCACTTCACTGTCTGGAAAGTATGTTGAATGTGTAAAAAATGGTTTTGCCCAGATGGATCAGGAGAATGCTGAATTACAGCTACAAGCAATTGGTAAACTCCTTGGACGAACTATTGCTTATCCTTTGACGATAGAAAGTCATTATAAGCCTGAAAAGAAACGTCGTAGTCGAAAAGCCAAGGAGGATACTGAGCAGCTTAACACGCCAGCTGGTCCAGATGATGCCGTACCAAATATTGAAAAACAGCCCGAGCCAGAGGTGGTTCAGCCTGTTGAAGCTATAGAGCAACAAGCCACTATTAATACTGAAGCTTCAGTTACAAAAACTGAAGAAGATGTTTTAGATGAAACAGATCCTGCGGTTCAGAAATTTATCGAAGCTATTGATAAATGTAATTCAGATTATGAGTTGCAAGGTGTTGAACGCAATTTAGATGGCAATCAGCACAAGCTACATGAAACTGAATACGAAGAACTCAAGCAGCGTATTAAAGACAAACGGATTAGCTTTTTCCCTGCTACAGACACAGTTTCAGAGATATTAAATGCGCCAGTTGAGCAAGAACAATCATCTGGCAACCTGAGTGTCAATGAGCTTAAAAGATTACAGAAAGAAGCTGAAAATCTCATTACTCAAGGTAAAGCTCTAGATGAAGAATATCAAAATTTGCTTACTGATCTGTTAGATCGTGCAAGTAAAGCCAGTACACCAACTGAAGCAAATAGTTTGGTTCGGTACACCAGAGCTTGGACTGAAGAACAACGAAAGCCCCTGCTTGAGGTAATCCATAAACGTCTAGTTCAGCTGAATGATGCTAATGAGCCGCCATCACTGGCAGTTCGTATTCAACGTGCCGAAGATTTAACGGAACTGGATGCATTGGAAATTGATATATCTTCATGTGATCCAGTAATTCAACCTCGTTTAATGGAGCTTATTGAACAGCGCCGTATTCAATTGGATCACCTTTTAGGAACTGGTGAAGCTTCATGAGTTACCAGTATTCATCAATGACCCGCGTGCTGCTTGTGCAGTACAAGGGTCGGGTTAAGACCTACAGGAATGTCAATCTGTTTGGAATTGAAGATTGCATTAGAGACTTTGTGAATAGCTGGGGATATCGATGATTTTCCGAATTAAACAAAAGCATGAGCTTGGCTTTAAGTTATGGCTCGAAAAGATTGGATACACCAAGAAAGAACTTGCAGATGGTAGCTCAACATTTTCAGGCAAAGGCACACGTAAAGCATTGAGCTATGTGTTTTTAAAGAAAGATTTAACAGGCAATGCGGCATGTCAGGTGTTATTTGATGAATATGAGATGCACTTGCGTTGCCCAATGTATTTAGATGTGGAAATGGCGTGATGGAAGATAACAAATTATGGTGCGTAGCGATTGCGCCCGAAGATGATACTGAGCTTGAACAGGCGCCGGCGGTATCAAAAGAAATCGCTGAGCGTGCAGTGGCCCGCTATAGAGCCATGCACACGGCCGAGGGGAATGAATTTATTATTGAATCATTCGATGAATTGATCCAGGTCCAGGAATGGAAAGGTACACCAGAAGAGCATAAAAACGCCGAGTTTATCTATGACGAGGCCTGGTTTAGTCAGCCGATGTATCAGTGCAAAAACATGCAGCAGGCTAAACAAGCTTTTAAGTATGGTGAAATCGTGCACTGCTACAAAGATGATGCTGAGTTAATTACTTCTGATTTTGAAGAAGCCAAGCGCTTCTATGAGGTGGTGTGATGGATTTTCAGAAAGAGAAAGAAGCTTATTTAGGTGAATTGCTTGAACGAGATGTAATAACCCAAGACGAATTTAGGGACCTTGTATTCAAGCCTGAAATTAATGCTTTTGATTCAAATTACTTGTCATCACGGTTTATCCATAAAATTAATTTTGGTTGGTCAGCATGGCAAGCCAAAGCCCAAGCGGTGCCGGAGTGGAAAGATTACACAATTGAATCGCCTCGCATTGATGGCCCGTACCAGATCTTTATTATGAACCAACAATTGGTCGCAAAATGGGAGTCATCTTGGGGCTTCTCATCTATAGAAGATGGTGACGCACTCAACCAGGAATTAATCACACACTGGTCTGTGTTGGGCAATGATCCAGCAATCGAACCACAGGAGCCAGCCAATGTTTAAGCTCCAGGTGGCCAACTTCATTATTGGTGAGCTACATAAAGAATTGCCCTTCGACCTGGTATTAAACCAGGCAGAAACAGAAGCATTTTTGACATTTGCTGAAGTTTTTAAGGGAGATTTACGACTTCCGATGACCTGTAAGAATGAATCAACCATCATTCAAATCAATAAAGAAAATGTAGATGCAATCTACCTCATGCTTTCAACCCATACCGAACAGCATGAATTGCCGGAGACGGTAAAACAAAGTTTAAAGGAGATTTCATAA